ATTGCTGGACGCGACGACGCTGCTCCGGGTCAGCGTACCGTCGACCGCGAGGGCTCCGACACCGACTTCCCACTCGCCAGTCTGCCCGCCATTGGCATCCACGCCTTCGATGACGTAGCGAATGACGTCGCCTGCGCCGGGTGTGTAGACAGACCCGAACGTGCGAAAACCGGTCGGCGCACCTGCGAGGGTGAGCGGACCGGTGCCGGTCGTTACTGAAGTCTCTCGTACACGGTCGAAGGGCATTCTGTCTCCGACGACTCGACAATAGCGAGCCCCAACTCGGGTTGGGGCTCGTATTCGACCTCAACCGCAGTCGAGGCCTCAGTCACATCCTCGACCCGTTCGATTTCAACACCGGACGAGTCGAGGATGATCAGCACGTCACAGCTTCCGGTACTCGATCACGAGCACACCCTTGAGCGTGGTGACGGGGACGCTCGTGCTGTAGTAGATCTCGGTCTCGGTGTCGTTGACGTACTCCGCGGGAGGCCAGCGAACCGCGCTTGATTCCGGCCGTGGCGATGTTCAGGCCGGTGAGGAAGCCGATGGTCGAGGTCGACGGACCGGCCGACAGCGTGAAGGCCGACGTGGCGGTGGTCACCGTGCTGATCTTCGCGTGGGCGCTGAGGACCAGGGCGTCGGCGGGCAGGCGCACACCAGAGGCCACAGGCGCGGCGCTGGTCGTCGGGGCGAGGGGCACCACGAGCGTGCGGATCGACTGGCCAGGCATGTCGAAAGCGCCGCCGCTGATTGCGCCCTTGGAGATCTTGGTACCGCTCATGTCAGTTCACCTTTCGCTTGGCCTGACGAGCAACGCTCTGGTCAGCACCCGCATTTTCAGCCGTCTTGGTCAAGGCCTCGACCGCAGGGTCGAGGGGGAGGAGGAAACGAGCAGCGACGAGATCCTGGGTTCGGCGCGAGGGGACGAAGTCGGCCTCGGCACCACGATCCAGCAACACACCGTCGACGTGAAAGGACTTGAGGACTTGGAATCGCATGATGACCCAGCATAACACGGCGCTGCGTGGGCCCCTTGACGCCATTTGGATCCGCGGCTACTGGTGGGTCATGGACGAAGAAATCCTTCAGCGACTGGTAACCGCCATCTACCGTGAGGCTGCCGCCACTGCCAAGTGGGAACTGGCTGAGAACGGGGACACCCTCACACAGTACGCGAAACGACGCGGAAGGGAGGCCAAGGAAGACCTGCTCTTGCGTCAGGTCGACGTCGTTGTGCAGCGAATCGTTGCTGGTACCAAAAGCTAGGGCCGGGATTGCTCCCGGCCCCGTTACGGTTCCCGCACGTGGCGGGTCCGCTCAGTCGACGATGGCGCTGAAGAACACGCCGAGGTCCGCGCCGGTGATCTTCACATCACGGGCGATTTCGAGTTCGACACGACGGGACTGGATCTCGTCCATGTCGAAGCTGCGGGCCACGACACCCTTGGGACGGGGGAGGTGGGGAGCGCCGGTCCAGTCGAAGTTGACCGCGGCGGCCGGGGTCATCGTGCCGACCGAGTCGGGCGAGTGGATGAGCAGCGCCGACTTGGAGTCGAGCAGGTAGCCCATCGAGGCCGACTTGCCCTCGTTGGCCGAGTTGAGGACGGCCTTCGCGACGAGGACCTCCTTCACACCGAACCGACGAGCCATCATGACCTCATCGATCGAGTCCTGCGACGTGTACTGCACGCGGCTGACGAGGTCCGGGTGCTCCTTGAGCGCGAGGAAGACGTCGTAGCCGAGGATCAGCTTGTTGGGCGTCTTGAACGTGCTGAGGTGCACGATCTTCTTCGCGTTGTCGATGACGCGGATGGGATCCGAGTTCAGGTAGTCCGACCACTTGGTGGTGGCCGAGCCGAGGACGTCGGTCGTCCACTTGCCGGTGCCCCAGCAGGCCGAGGCGAACAGGCGCTCCTTGCGGATCTTCGCGTTGTGCGCGAGGAACTCGACGGCGTCGCGTTCGAGGTTGATCGGTTCGTCTGCGTTCGCCATGTCATCGTAGGTGATGTCCTGGTGGATGGCGAACTTGTCGCAGTAGAACGAGTCGTTCGAGAGCGAGAACCCCGAGCCGTTCGACTCCGAACCCGCGAGGCGCGGCTTCATGTCGTCGCGAGCGAAGTCCGCGGCCGAGTACTTGAAGTACCGGTCGCTCTGCTTGGTGACCGCCTTGTTCGGCAGCGCGCGATCGGCGATGAAGTCCTCGGGGTTCTGGAGAAACCCGATGCCGAAGTCGGTGAGCGCGCGGTCGATGTGGGTCTGGGTGCGGTTGGGCTGAGTCATTGCTGTGACCTTTCAGGTGCGTCGAGGTGGTTCAGGCGTTGCGGCGCGGGACGCGGCAGTCGATGAGCGCCGAGATCAGCCCGCCATCGTTGTCCGACGCATCCGTGTCGAGGACACGGCCGAGGACGTAGAGGGTGGTGCCGGTGCCAGCCGTCAGCGAACGGGCGCGGGCGGTGGCGTCGACGCCGAGGACGTCGGTGTCCGAGACGTCGGTCCCACCGACGCGGATCTTGGTCTGACCCGCGACCGCGACGATGGCGAGTTCATCCTGGCCGGGCGAGTTCTGGAGCACGCCGAACGGGATGTCCGTCTCGGCGGTCACGGGGACGACCTTGCGGCCCGTGACCAGCTTCACGACGCAGAACTGCTGCGTGGAGGCCGACATGGACGACGCGGCGGTGAGGGTTTCGGTCTGGAGGTGCTTGGAGCCGGTTGCCATGGGTCAATCCTTTTGGGCGCGCAGCGCCACAGCCAGGTCAGGGTTCTCAGTATACACGAGCGAGCGGGCCTGCTCGATCGTCATTGACGGGTTCGACTTCTGCTTCTCCGCCGCGAGCATCGAGATTCGCTCGTCGAGGGAAGCAACCACCGCACCGGTCGAGCCGATGGGGGCCATGCCGACAGCCTTCGCGTCGGACAGCATCACGTTGACGGAGGCGAGCACGTTGCGGATGACGGCCGCCGCCTCGGGCTGGGCCTTCATGAGCGAGCGCATGGCCTTGGCGTTGGCCTCGGCGGTGCCGGGGAGAAAGGCGAAGTCGCGGGTGAAGGCCTCAACGGCGTCGCGGACCTCACGGGCCTCGATCTCAGCGTCCAACTTGGCGCGAGCCTCGACCGCGAGGGCCTCAGCAGCAGCGACCGAAGCGGCGGCGCGGGCTTCGACCTCGGCGACGGCAGCCGCAACAGCGGCGGCCAGGCGGGCCTCGACAGCAGCGGGGTCGACCGCGGCCACGACAGCGGCGACGGGCTCGATCACGGGAGCGACTTCGGACGGACCTTCAGGCTCCGCGACCACCTCCACGAGGGGCTCGGTGACTTCGGCGGCGATGGTGTTCGGCATGGTGGATTCCGGGTTGCTGGGGGGAAGCTGCATGGCAGCCGCACGGTACGCGGCCATCGCCGCGAACTTCACGCTGCCGGTGGCACGGGCGAGAAACGCCTTCGCGTTCGAGGTGGCACCGAAGTCCTTGACGGAGTCGGCGAAACCCGCGGCAACAGCCTCGGCACCGGTGTACCAGTGGTCATCACCACCCTGCAGCATGGTGCGGATTTCGTCCGCGGCCTTGCCCGACTTCCGGGCGTAGGCGCCGATCATCGAGTCCGCGAACTTGTCGAGGACGTCGGCGGTCGTGCGGAGTTCGTTGGCGTTGCCTGCGGCCTGAGTCCATGGACCGTGGATCATCATCAGCGAGGTCTCGGGCATCTCGATGGTGTCGCCGGCCATGGCGATGAGCGAGGCGGCACTTGCGGCAATGCCGTCGACGATGACGGACTTCGTCCCGGCGTGCTCCATCAGGGTGTTGTAGATGGCAAGGCCGTCCACGACCGAACCGCCGAAGGAGTTGATGCGGATGGTCAGCGCGGTGTTTGGCTTCAGGCCCTTGAGTTGGGCCACCACCGACTTCGCCGACACGGACTCACCCCACCACGACTCGCCGATGTCACCGTGAATCATCAGGGTGTACGAATCGGCGCCCGCGGCGGACGGTCGAAGGGTCATTTCGGGGCGGATGTCAAAAGCCATTGGAACCCACTTTAGCACAGCGGTTTTTGGTCATTCGTCCGAAGCAGGCTCGGCCCCACCATTGGGGTTCGGAGCCGGGTCGGGGGGCTCCGCAGCTTCGCGGGCCTCCTCAAAATCTTCCTCGGAGACGGGACCGACATTGATGCGCCCACGGAGATTGTTCTCCAAGTCGATGGTCGGCGTGAGGAACCCAGCAGCCTGCGAGAGGAACTGACCGAGGGCCGTGACCGAGACCTCATCGATCGGGTCGTGCGTCAGGGTGGGCCATTCCTCGGCCGGGACGTTGTTCAGCATCATCAGCTTGGGAATCAGCGAGAGGTTGAACTCGTCGGCGATGATATCCGCGTAGAACTCAAGCGACTTGACGAAGCTGGACGACTTCTCCGCGCCGAGGGCGAATGAACCCTGCTTCTCGGTGCCGAGCAGGAGGAACTCGGCGGCCAGGGACATCAGCATCCGGGCGTCGTACCTGCGGATGATCGGGTCGACGGGCATCTGCACGCCCTGAGAACCGACGAGTTCGAACTTGTAGCCGGTCGGCTTGCCCTCCTCGTTCATTTCCGCGGGGAGCACGAGACCGGACAGCCTGTCCTTGGACAGGAGCGAGACCATGCGCTCGTACTGGGCGCGAACCGCCTTCTCGGCGACCGTGGCGTTCGGGGACATGTACCGCAGCGGGATGGTGACCTTGGGCAGGTTCACCAACGAACGCACAGCACCGACGGCCTCGGTCTCTTCCAGCCGCTTGGCGAAATGCCACGACCGGTAGGCGCCGCGAAGGATCGAGCGGCCCTCGGGGTTGTTCTTGTAGGTCGAGGTGCGGAACAGGGCGAAGCGGTGCTTCGGCAGGTAGACCTGCTGAATCCCGTCCTCTTGGTAGGCGCCGAGGATCTCCCCGTCTTCAGCGATGTCCCACTTGCAGATGGTCTCCTGAGCGCGGAGGTCGATGCAGCGCCAGCCGACCTTGCCGTCCGAATGGCGGGACCGGAATCGCTTCGACTCCGAAGTCGGCCCGCGGCGGTACTTGAAGACCGGCTCAGCGACGGAGAAACCGAACGTCATCATCGACGTCGCGTTCTCGTTGACGATGTCAGACCACGGGCGATCCATGTCGTTCAGGCACTGCCAGACGAAGACGGCCTGCGACTTCGCGCCGGCCGATTCGGACGCCGGGGTGACGTGCCACTTGACCTTCCGCATGTACGACGAAATGACGTACAGCGCACCGGACAGAGCCGCGTTGTTCTCGGCCATTTCCCGGTAGATCAGCATGGCCTTTCGGCCCTGCAACTGGGGGTGGAGTTCCTCCCGCACGTAGCCGTAGGAATGGTCGAGGCCGGGGGACCCCAGAGAGATCGTCTCTGGGGCCTTCACGGCCACGGGCTGCTTACGGGATTTGGATGCCATTTCGCTAGATGGTACCACGCTCGTCAGTTGGCCCAGTAGTTGTCCTGAATGCAGGAGAGGTCGTGTTGCGTGGAAACACCGCCCCCGAAGTCGGACCCGAGGTCAATCACCTCTGCCGTTCGGTTTCGCATCCGCACCAACGCCTGGGTGGTGGCGTCGACCTGATCGTCATTGGGTGTACCGCGTGGGAAGTTGGTGACCTCGTGCATGTAGGCCTTGACCCACGGGTACATGGCGGGGTGGGGAATCAGGACGTTGCCGGCCTCGAACAACGGGGCGACCGCTTGTGCGCGGGATTCCTTGCCGCCTTCCGGGTTGACCTCCAACAGGCCGGAGACCTCAGCCTGCAGGGACTGGACGACGGCAGGACCGTTGGCCGCGCCCTCCACGAGGATGGGCAGGGGGTTCCACTTCGAGGCCTGCTCGCGGACCGCGGCGCAGGTCTGGGGCATCGACATGTGGTCCCGAACCTGATCCAGCAGGAAGTAGTTGGCGCCGTCTCGCGCCCACACCTGTCCGACGACGAAGTCGTTCTTAGATCCCCCTTTGAAGGTGCAGTCCCACGAACCCACGCAGTCGATCGACTTACGGGGCGCCCATGGCACCGCGACCAGGGGGATCATTTCGCCCTCTTCACCATTGGCGTAGACCGTCTCCGGTTCCGCCATCAGGGATGGGTCGTACCAGAACCGAATCCACCGGGCCTTGATGATACCGCCGGCGCGGGGGGCCGGTCGCTGCTGGTACTGCCCCGCCCACATGTACGCGTTGCGCTTGTACAGGGTGAGGGTCTCCGATGAGAACCGCTCAGGCCACAGCAACTGACCGAACTCCGTGCGGGGGTCCACCCAACCGATCGACGTCGGGGGCAGGACTCCTTCGAACTCGGTCGGGAGCACCAGCAGGTCGAATCCCAGTTCCTTACAGATCGCCGTGACGTCGTGGGCGTGGAGCCGCTGCATGATGACGATTCGGACGGCCTGATTCGGGTCACCGGCGAGGCGGTTGAACCACGCGTCAGTGAACCAGGTGTTGACCGCCTCACGTTCGACGTCGGATTCCGAACGACCAGCGTCGATGGGGTCGTCGAGGACGAGGAACGAACCGCCAAGTCCGGTGACCGTTCCGCCGACCGACGTGGCCTGCCGACCACCTCCGGCGTCGAGGACGAAGGCGGTCTTGAGGTTGGAGTCATCCCGGATGGTGACGTGGGGAAATCGAGCCTGATACCAATCGGACTCAACGATCATGCGGGTCTTGACGGAGTCACGGTTCGACAGCGTGCCTGAATGGGACGCGTACAGCAGCGTCTCCCGCGGGTTGCGCGCGAGTACCCACGCGGGGAACAACTGGCTGCACAGCACCGACTTGGAATGGCGCGGTGCGATGTTGATGCAAAGGTTCTTGATCCGCCGTTCGGCGGCGGCCTGCAGGTGCTCACAGATGGCGCGGACGTTGATGCCATCCACGAACGGAGACGGCTCCACCACGTGCCAAGCTGCCTTGACGAAGTCGTAGAACGAGTCGATCAGGTGCTCCTGGTCCCGACGGACCAGTTCCCGCTCGATGGCGACTTCGAGCGGATCAGAGGACCCGTGCTCGGACTTGACGTGCTTACGGCGCATGTCTACAAGTATGGCACGGAGGTTCCAATGCGGGTTTTGGTGGCTTGTGAGTGCTCAGGTGCGGTCCGGGACGCGATCAAGGCGAACGGCCACCACGCGGTGTCGTGTGACCTGTTGCCCACGTCAACGCCGGGGATGCACTACCAAGGCGACGTCCGGGACCTGCTCGATGGCTGGGAGCCCGTGCAGTTCACGCGAGACTGCACCCTCGACGGGGCGACGGACGACTACTGCACGCTGACTCAGCGGGATTGCGAGCAGTGTTCCTGCGTCGGACCGACGCAGGAAGGTGTCGAGTACCGTGAGGTCAACGGGGTCTTGCTGGGGCGACCCGAGGACCACCTGCATTGGGACCTGATGATCGGGCATCCACCGTGCACCGACCTCGCGGCGTCCGGTGCTCGTTGGTTCAAGGTCAAAGGACCGGAGCGGATCCAGCAGGCCGTCGACTTCGTGCGGCTGTTGGCGGACGCGCCAATCCCGAAGATCGCCATCGAGAACCCGATCGGGTTGCTGTCCTCGATGTGGCGCAAGCCTGACCAGATCGTCCAGCCGTGGTGGTTCGGTGATGAAGCTACGAAGTCGACCTGCCTGTGGCTCAAGGGCCTGCCACCGCTGGTAGCCACCAACGTGGTCGGCAAGGGTGAACGTCACGTCACCAAGTCCGGGCGTTCGTTGCCGACTTGGTACAACCTCCCACCGTCTCCGGAACGCGGCCAGATCCGCTCGAAGACGTTCGGTGGATTCGCGCAGGCCATCGCGGATCAGTGGTGCCCCCGTGTCTGACCTGAAGGACCCCGTGAACTACCCGTCCAAGCTGCCACCCCTCAGCACAGAACCTGTCCAGGCACTGTCGGCACACACCGGGTATCAACCCGTGGCGGTCCGACCGCAGCCCGTCGAGCCCCCTCCGCGGTATCGAATCCGTCACCTGTTTGAGGACCACACCCACAAGTACCGCATTGAGAAGCGATGGTGGGTGCTCTGGTTCGCTGTCATCACGTTCCCCAACTTCGACATGGCTCTGTCCTACGTGCAGCAACTCGGTCGGTGCACGAGGTCCACGCCTCGAATCGCCGCCGAGTTCGATGACGAAGGCAACCAGATCCGGTAAACTGAACCATGGCGTTCATCCTCGGATTCATCATCGCCTACTTGCTGAACCCCAGTGAGGCCGTCGCCCTGCACTACGCCGGTTGTCGGATGATCACACAACCGCTCGACGCCAACACCGTAGCAGTCAAGTGGGTCTGTCCCAATCGGTAGCAACGCACAAAAGCCCTTGACCTCCGCGGGCGGGGTGTGTACTGTGGCGGCATGGTCAAACCAATCCGCCCGCCCTCGGTCACCCGAGCCCCTCGCCCGCTGCTCTCCCTCTGCGTGATGTTCCGCGACAACGTGGAGGCCATCAAGCCCCTGCTCGCGTCCGTCAAGGACCACTTCGACGAGTACGTGTTCCTCGACACCGGTTCCGTCGACGGCACTCGCAGGATCGTCGAGGGGTTCTTCGCCGAGGACTGTGTCGGCAAGCAGACCAAGATCGTCGACTTCCCCTGGGTTGACGACTTCGCCAAGGCCCGTCAGGCCAACTTCGAGGCCGCTACCGGCATCTGGCGCATGTTCCTCGACTCGGACGACGTCCTCGTCCACGGTGAGAACCTGCGTGAGATCGTGACGAAGGGCCCTGCAGCCCACCCGAACCTGCAGGGGTTCTTCGTCCACTACGACTACGACGTCCTCGAAGAACTGCCGACGATGCGACTCGTCCGCTGGACGCGCGCGTGGCGTTGGTGTGACGCCATCCACGAGCGCCTGGTCAGCGACGTCCCCCTCGCGCCTGACGCGTTGGCGCAGTTGCCGGCCGCGGATCTGTCGGTCACGCATCGCCGCAAGACCATCGAGCAGCGGGACAACGCCCTGCGTCGCAACTCAGCCATCGCTCGTCGTGAGTACGACGCCACGACGGACGAGGAGTACCGCGGTCGGTTGGCGCGAACCATCGCGATGGAACTCAAGCTGCAGGGTGACTACGACGCTGCGTCGGTCTACCTCCGTGAGGTGGGCGAGAAGTTCCCGACGATGCCAGAGGGGCGTCAGGCGTTCGCGGACCTGTTCCGTTTCGCCGCGCAGAAGAAAGACTTCGAGACTGCGCTGCAGTACGCGAAGCGCGCCGGTCCGTCGTACGAGACGCTGGCCTACGCCGCCATGGGCAACCACGCCAAGGTGCTGTCCCGCGGGGCCGTCGCGATGAATGCTGGTCCACAGACGACCCACGAGGGGTTCCTGTTCGAGCAGGTGCTGACACCGGTGGCCGTCGCGGAGTCGGCCCTCGCCCTCGGCAAGCCGGCCTCGGCCGCAGAGCGGGTGCTGAACCACGTCCGCACGGACCTCCGGGAGCACGAGTCCTGCATCAGCCACGTGATGAACATCCGTGGCCTGATCGACCGGATCACGATCTGCGTACCGTCGACGCCGCAGCCGTTCGACGGGTCGTCGACCGGGGACATGCTCGGTGGGTCCGAAGAGGCCGTCGTGTACCTTGCGCAGGCGCTGGCCAAACTCGGCCGTAACGTCCGTGTCTACGGAGTACTCCCGCCGACGACGCTCCCCGGCATCGACGCCAACGGGGTCGACTGGCAGCCGTTCTCGACGTTCCGCACGGACGCGGAGCATGGCACCCTGGTCATCTGGCGCTCGATCGGGATGGTCCACGAGATCATGCAGCGCAAGTCGCAGATCCAGCGGCGTATCGCCGCAGGTGACACCAAGGCCCACCTGCCGACGGGTATCGGTCGAGCGAGCCTGTGGCTGCACGATCGCGATACCGGTGTGTCCGACCCTGTGCTTCAGGAGAAGCTGATGCTCGGCGTGGACTCCGTCGTCGTGCTCTCGGAGCACCACAAGCGGTGCATCGCGAGGACGCTGCCTGAGGGCACCAAGGTCAACCTGACGACGCTGTCGAACGGCATCGTCGTCGAGGACATGGCCCGGCCGAACAACCCGAATCGAGACCCGAACCGGGTCATCTACTCGTCGTGTCCGTCGCGTGGGCTGGTGCCCCTGCTGCAGATGTGGCCCGAGGTCAAGGAGGCCTGCCCTGACGCCTACCTCGACATCTACTACGACTGGTCGATGCTCCGTGATACACTCCCGGAGTGGTACAAGCGGGTGGTTACCGCGTACGACGCAGTCAAGCACCTCGACGTCAAGCACCACGGCGGTGTGGGCCACGCGGAACTGCACGAGGCCCTTGGCAATGCGAACGTGTGGGCGTATTCGCATTTCGAGAATCCCGAAGTCGAGACGTTCTGCATCAGCGCGGTCAAGGCCACTGCGTGCGGGGCGACGGTGCTGACCGTCCGCAACGGCGCTGTGCCCGAGGTCGCTCCCGAGGCCCACTTCGCCGACACCGTCGAGGACTACAAGCAGAAGCTGATCTCGTTGCTGCGGGTCCCTGAACGGACTTCGGTGCGCGCCGCCAAGGCTGGCAAGGCCCGTGAACGGTTCGACTGGAACGAGGTCGCGAAGCGGTTCAGCGAGATCTGGACGCTCAAGGCATAACCCGCCTTGACGACTGAGCCGCGGCGGCTACTGTTTCGTGATGAACATCATCACCGAACAGTTGCCGCCTCGGTTTCATTGGAACCCTACGGCGCCCGTCCGCGAAACCGAGAAGTTCTACGTTGAGACCGCTCGCTGGCTCGCTACGCTGACTGGTGAAGTCGTCAAGGTCTACGGCGACTACCTGCCGTCGAAAGACCCGTCTGGGATCACGGCCATCGGTGACGTGAAGTACATCCCTCGAAAGCCCGGCTTCAACAACCACTTCGAAGCTATCATCTGCAACCCGCGGACGAGACTGTCCGGCCGCGAAGCCCTGATCTGGACGAATCTGGCCTTCAACACGGCCGCGGAGGTCGAGGCGCGGGCCCGCTGCTTGTGGGAGTGTCCCGAGGGCCAGACGGCACCGATCGTGTGTATCTCCGAGTACCAGGCGCGGATCTACCGCGCCTGCACCCTCATCGCCGACCGTGTGGTCGTGGTTGGCCACGGCGTCGACCCGCGGATCTTCAACCGCGAAGGCCGCACAGGCGGGAAGCAGGTGCTGTTCACGTCGAGCCCGGACCGCGGGTGGGACTGCCTGCAGGACCTGTGGCGAGAGGCCGACCTCGAAGCCGAGACGGGCTACGCCCTGCGCACCCTCGACTACGAGGGTCATTCTGTCACGAACGAACAAGTCGCGGCCGCACTCCGTGCCAGTGACTTCTGGGTGCACCCAGGTCGAGGGGTCGAGTTGTTCTGCATCTCGGCCATCGAGGCACAGGCCTGCGGCGCGACACCCATCGTCGTCCCGAACGGCGGGCTTGCGGAGACCGTTCGGTTCGGCTACCGATTCCCCACAGAGGACTTCGGACAGGGGCTGGCCGCCGTCCTCGCCGGCGAGGCCACCATGCGAGGGATCGGCCGGCACAATGCGGGCATTCCGTCCTGGGCCGCGGTCACTTCGAAGCTGCTCGACTACGTCCGTCACGGAGTGTGAATCATGAGAATCACTTTCATTTCCGACACCCACGAACAGCACAGCCTCTGCAACCTGCCCGGTGGTGACATCCTCATCCACTGCGGAGACTTCACCAACTACGGGGATCCACAGGCGGTGTACGACTTCGACCGCTGGTTGGGGGAACAGGACTACCAGCACCGCTTGGTCATCCCAGGCAACCACGACCTGACCTTCGATGCCCCGCTCGAAGAACAACCCATCCTGCAGCATGCGGACCTGCTCATGCACGAGGCCGTCACCGTCGGCGGTGTCCGGATCTTCGGGTCGCCCCACACGCCGCGGTTTGGGGACTGGGCCTTCATGTACGACCCGGCACGGGTCAACCCCTGGGCCTCGGTGCCTGAAGTCGACGTGCTGGTCACCCACGGACCCGCCTTCGGGGTGCTGGACCGAACCGACCGTGGCATCAACGCGGGTTGTGTACGGCTCGCTAACGCGGTGCATCAAAACCGTCCGCGGATCCATGCCCACGGTCACATCCACGAAGCCGCGGGTGAGCACCGCACCGAGCACACCCGAACCATCAACTGCGCCCGCATGATGCGGGGCGTCACAATCACCCTCGGTGCCAAGGAGATCCCATGACCATCAGCCAGTTCAGGAACGAACACGCGTTCTTGTCGAACTTCTACCCCTCGAAGCTGGGGTACGAGGGCAACACGTGGAACGACCGATTCTGGGGTGTGTGCCGCGGGTCCGGGCTCAACCACCTGGGGCGCATCCTGATGGAGGTCAGGGCTGAGGTGGGTGGATGTACGTCCATGTAGTTCCGCGGACTGCTCGGAGCGTGCTCTCCTTGAGGTGCAAAAACCGCTGCAAAAACAACCACTTCCGCGGCAATGGATCACGTTTTTGGCGAATGCCTGCGTTTGGTGCTCTAGAAAACTAACCAATAGGATGGATCTGATCTAGCACGAAACGCACCCAATCGCCAAAAACGTGATCCTAACGGAGCCAAGTCCTTGATTTTCCAACGCTTTTCGACACCCAAGTTCCACGAACCGCCCCCCGACCACGTGCCATTTCGCCCACCACCCACATCCGGATGCGGTTATTGGCTCCGAGAGGCCCCAAAGGGCACTGGTTCCGGGACCGGATGGTCGCTCTGGTGCCCGGTCACCAACCGGATGACGGTCGGCTGGCTGCCCGGTGGGTGGGTTCCGTCCCAAGCCGCGGCCACAGCAGCCCGGTTCTTCGCGGAAGTCCGACCGGTGGCCCTTGCAACCACCCCGCAGTGGTCGCCGCGGTGGGTGGTCACGACGGTCTACCCCGGCACGCGGCTCCACACGCTGAGGACCCGTTTCGCCCCCTGGCTGACCGACTCGGGTACCCTAAATGGGTGATTTTCCGCGTCTTCCTGCGCAAAACCGGTGCCTCATGGGTCATTGATGCCCCATCCGAGGCCTGGGTGTGGGGCCGTTTGGCAGCCGGACAGTTCCCCTGCCGACCCATCCAAACCGCCTACCAAACCGCCCCAGAGGCCGTAGGCTGCGTTTTGTGCCCAGGAGCCACCCTCCACACCGCCCAAGCCGAAATCCCACCAGAACTGGCCCTCTGGGGCAAGTCCAGTGGGGTCACCGCCAACCTGACCTACACCCGGCCCACCTACGCAGACGTTCAGGCCGTGGCCGGGGACTTGTGGGTGCCGCTGGACGAACTCTGGCTGGAACTTCAAGCCGGGAAATCCCTGACCGAGGCCGTTCGCCCAACAGCGGGGTACGACCCGCTCCTACCAGTGCAGTACGGTCGGCCGCCCCAGACCTACCGGAACCTGCACTACTTCGCGGCCTTGGTCGGGGTCCCGGTCGAACGGCTGTACTGGATGCACGACCGGCGCTGTCTCACACCCGAGCAGATCTCCCTTGTCCGAGCACAGCACCGCGGCTAGGGTGTCGGCATGACGAACCCCACCCCCTCGAACCCCTTCCCAGCCGACCCCGTCGAATACTTCCGTCAGGGGCAGGCCTTGTGCGCCGCCCGGACCGAACTGCAGGCGCCTCTGCTGCGAATCGCCAACCGCGACGGCTGGATGATGGCCATCCGGGACGATGCTACGACCAACCCCGTGGCCAATCGCGACCTCGTGCCCATCGCAGAGGCTGCCCTGAAGTCGCCCCCGATGGAACTGATCGACCTCATCGTCGCACTGCACGCCCCCGAGCCGATGCCCCCGCGGATGCAGATCGCGTGGTGCGTGCTTGACGGCTGGTTCGCCGGTGCGTAAGGTCGAGCCATGACTGACCCCGAGTATCTCCACAACCAGACCGTCAAGTACCTCAGCCACGAGGACGAACACCCCGGCTGGGCCGAGGGGCAGGTCCGGTTCCTCAACGAGTACCTGATTCCCCAGGTGCCGAACCGATCCGCCGTCATCCTCGATGCGGGGTGTGGTGATGGGCACGGGCTGGCCCACCTCGCCGCCATGGGGTACACCAACCTCCGCGGCGTTGACCTTGCGGGTCCAAAGCTGGACCGCGCTGCAGCCGCGGGCTGCAGCGTCCAGCAGGCAGACCTGCACGACCTGTCCTGCATCACCGACGGGTCGGTGGACGTGGTGTACTCATCCCACGTGCTGGAGCACTGCCACGACCCGGCGCGGGTCATCAGCGAGTTCAAGCGCATCATGCGCCCGTACGGCATGATGGTCATCGTGGTTCCGCACCCGGACCACGGTCCGCTCGACGCCCACTGTGGGTCGGTGACCCTCCGCACGCGACAGGACGACCGTGGCGCTGGCGTCATGGCCTGGTTCGAGGAACAGGGCCTCCGCATCCGCGAAGCCGCGCTGGACACCATCCGCGAGCCTGAGATCTGGCTGGTTTTGACCTTCTGACCACTGAAATGGAGGCTAAGATGTCCGAAAAGCGAGGGATTGCCTGGTATAGGCACCGAATGGACGCCAAAACACCCCTGAAAGTCGACCTGAAGGGTCACTTTTTCACGCTGTACTGCACCGTCACGGACATCGACGGACAGGACGTGCAGTTGACGGACCGGCGGGACGCAGCCATCGTGAAGTGGGTTCGCGTCGTGGGACCCAAGTCCCAGATCAAGTCCGTCGACTACTTGCTGCAATGACCGCCGCGCTGCGGTCGTTTTATGAGAGGGAGTGAGAAGATGAAGATGAGAGGGAGTGAGAAGATGAAGGCATGGATCACATACGACGTGGACGAGGATGGCGACTCAATCGCACACATCCGCATGAGTGACAGTTACGGTGTGACGACGACCGTGGCGACGTTGCCCAGTGGGACCGACCTGACGGAGCGGGCAAATCTGTTTGTCGGCGCCATCCAGAACGATACCGGCTGCACGGTCAAAGACCTCGCCGCCGAGAAGACCCGCGCCGACGACGCCACCCGTGAACGCGACGCCTTCGACGCCCGATGCGGGGTGCTGTCGATGCGCGCCGACGACCTCAGCCGCACCGTGGCGGCGATGGGGGAGGTGTTGAGCCAGATGGAAGGGCAGTTTGGCGATGGCACCATCGGTGATGACGCCCGCGCCATCCTCTCCCGCCCCGACGTCACCGCCGAGCGGGGGAGGTGGGTGCCGTTGCCGTCGTCACCGTGGCTGGCGGGCATCTACTCCTGCCCGTCGTGCCGCGTCATCTGGACGGCGTGGGGACCGACGACGGTGCAGCCGCGCGGGTCCATGTCGTGCCACGGGTCGTCGTGTGCCGTCTGTGAACCCCTCGACATCGTCGCCATGGACCGCATCGAGGTCGCCGACTTCATCGCCGAGCGAAATGGCGCCATCACCCGCGCGGAGGTGTCCGACGCCGCTGCCCGTGCTCTCGGCGACGACTTCACCCGCGTGCTGCGCGAGTGCGCCGACCTGAAGGCCCGCGCCGACGACTACGAGATGGTCCGCAACGCTCTCGACGCCACCATCGCCCGCGCGGAGAAGGCGGAGGCTGCTCAAGACGCCCTCGGCATCCAGCTCGCGGCGCAAGGTGAGCGGCTGCGGTTGGCGATGGCGTGCGTCAAGGCCGGGGACTTCGTCATCAACGACAGCCGGGTCAAGGTCCCCGGCGTCTACGCCTACTTTGAAGCACGCGCCGCCCTCGACGCGGTCCCAGGTGACGCGCTCCCTCACCCGACGCGCCACCTCGAGGCCCTCGGTATCGACAC